CTTCGCCGTCTATGACAAGTTATTCCATCGCTCGCTTTCAAGTCCAAGATTGACTTCCTTGGCAAGCCTGTCCCGAACGTTTCTCAGATCGGTCAAATCGGCAAACTTGAACGACATCTATTTATTCCTCGTCTTCGTACTCTTGTAAGGCTTCGGTCGCTGCATTCCTAAGCCTAACAAAGAAGTTCGATCTCACACCAACGGTCCTGAGATCGACATTCGTCGCGTTCGCAAAATCACGAAGCGTTTTGAACTTGGCCAAGATGTTTTCGGCATTCTCTTCCGTAACGCCAGGGAACGCATTGATGAACTCGGCCATCGTAAAGACTTCCGTCAACGACTTGTCGGCCTTCGATACGACGAGCTTCTCGGCCTTCTTCTCGGCAATGACGTCTTTCTTCTCTTCCACCTTGGGAATCGGCTTCAACTCCCCCATCGAACTGACAGAGAACTGTTCCGACATGATCGGCGGAAGATGACGTGGCGGTCTTGCCGCCTGCTCCTTCGACAACCCCTGTACCTGTGCGACTTGATCCGCGTTCAGGGCGTTGAAATCGACCCTGACGAGCCTGACGGGCACATTCGGGAACGTTGCCGGATCGGCGAACATGCGGAATTCTTCTCCGCATACGACGGTATCGTCATTCATCTCTTTGCCCTGGACGTAAATCGTCCCCTTTATCACCGGATTCTTTTTGTAGAAATCCATCATCCTTCTCCTTTTTTTTTCAGACCTCGTATCCGAGATCTATTTCCTTGCCTGACTGAAACTGTGCGCGAAGCTTCTTTATCGCATCTTGCACATACGTCGAATTGTCATCCTTGTCCTTCTTCATGACAGCAAGTTTTGCAATGGAGAGATCCAATTGATGCCTTGCCGTATTGTAGTTCTTTACAGCCTTCTCGATATTCTTCCATTCGCTCGAATCGCTGAATTTCGACTCCTCGACATACCCCTCGAACCCCTCTACGACGCCATGGTGTTTCTCGAAGTAAGCCGAAATCTCATTCTGCTCCCCATCTTCGAATGAACTGAAATCTGCAATGTCCTTCCCCTTGCTCAAACCAAGAATGTCACAGACTTTCCGTTTCATTTTACCCGGTAAATTCGTCCACCAATCCTCGGGATTTTTTGCCAAGCCTTTCTTGATCTCAGCAAGATTCTTTCCAAGAGTCTCTGACCTTAGAAAGTCACGAACAAAAGACTTCATTTCCTCTTTGATCGAACTCTTTTCGCTGGGCATCCTTCTCTTAATCTCGTCCCATGATGCATCCTTGAACGTATCCCATGCATCCATCCATCCTTTTACCCATTCTCTTCGCCCCGGTTCGTCCATTTCCTTCACGACTTTTGCCAGAACTTTTTTTCTATCATCTGGTTTGAGATCCAAACAAGAATCCCATCCTTCTCTCTCTTTCGATCCTTCTGGCGGAGCAAAGTTACGCTTCATGGAATTAGTCCTTCCAGAAAAGACAAAAGGATACCGGACGTCTGGGGAGATATCCGGTATCCTCTGTCACTTCAAGCACCTCTTTCGTTACACCGTTCCGTGTAATCCGTTCAGATCGCTATCCCGATCATGGAGTGAACGTAACGGTATCCGTGTCGCTCGAATCGACGATGTAGCTCGTCCCGACCGGCCAAGCCTTCAGGTAGACCGCCCGTGCTCCCGTGACCGTGACGCGAAGCGAGGCCACACCAGCCGCGCTCGGCGTGATCTTGACCAAGTGCGTCCCCGTCCCGGAATCGATGGTTCCCGTTGCCGCATTGCTCAGAACGCCGTCCACGGACGGAATGGTGCAAGCCGCGTTGTCAAACACTCCCATGTACATCTGGGGAGCCACGTTCGCAGCGACACCGGCTTCGGTCAAGAGATCGAAGCCCACGCCGTTCAGAAGGAAGGTTCCGCCTGCCGGATCTGCCGGGTTCTTCATGTCGCAGATAACCGGAGATCGGTCGTTTCCTTCGATCTTGCAGAGAACGATGACGTCATGACCGCTGGCACTCGCCATCTGGTACGCCACATCGTCTTTGCTCCGCCCCGGCATGGCATGCGTCTGGCCGGGATTGACAGTCGTACCATCGATAGCAGAAACCTGCGCACCGCCCGCCGGTCTGTTGTTGATTACCGTGATTTCCATTTTTTTCTCCTCTTTCCTTTTTGCGAGGCGAATGCGGGCAAGAACTTTCATCCTTGCCCGCGCTCAATTCCTCAGTTCATCACGGCAGATTCGTGACGGTTATGATCCCGTAGAAGTTCGCGTTCACGAGCTTCTTGGTGTAGCGCGTCCGCATGCCCTTCCTGAGCGAGAAGTCGGCCGGATCGAGGAATGCAGCCGTCATCTCCAGGGGCACGTAGGGAGCGTACACGAGGCCGGAGTCGGTGAAGAGCGTTCCTTTGAGGCCGACGAGGATCTTGCCGCTCGGGAAGTAGGGATCGACGATGCACGTCCACTTCTCTTGCAGGAACCCCATCGGATAGATGCCGTAGCCCGTGGGAGCTTGCGGCAGCGGGAAAGCAGGACGTCCCGCCGTTCCCTGGCCCGTCCCGGTCGGCGGCACGTTCGTATAGATCCGAACGAGATCGCCGTGTGTCGCCAGAGCGCCGAAGATCGGCTGAACGGACGGCCCGAAGACGAGGAAGTTGCCGGGACCACGATGCGTCCGTGTGTTGATCGCCCCGCTGACCTTCTCGATCTTGGTCATGATGTTGCGGAAGTGATCGACCTGATTCCTGCCCGGAGGAACCGCCGCGTCGAATGTCTCGACGTTCGTCGTGCCGCAACCGTAAGCGGCGATGATCATCTCGCGGTCGATGCCCAGAGCGATTTCCGACGCCACGCCGGAAGTCAACTCCGGCTCGATGTCCATGTTCAGAACGGCCCGCATGTCGTCCGCCGCCTCCGAAGACCAGAGCACCTTCAGCTTGCGGCTGTACGCCTTGACGGCTTCGAGGGTGATGTTCACGTTGACCTGCGGCACGTTGCCAGCCGTCGCTTCCATGTTGAAGAAGTAGAACGCCCGGACGTCGCTCACCGAGGCGGAGAACGTGATGTTGTACGCACCCGAAGAGTGCGTGATCGTCGAAGCGCCGCCGATGTTCCCCGAAAGCGTTCCGGAACCGTCCGCATCGCGGATCGTGAGAGTCACCCCACCAGCCGTTACGCCAGTGAAGTAGATCCCGACTTGGCCCAGACCGTAGGGCTTCACCGGCTTCCACGCGACAGATCCGGTGAACGGTCCAGCGCTGGGGCCAGCGGCGATGAGTTCGTTGTCCACGTACTCCGACGAATACCACATATCGAAGTTGTCGATCATGTTGGCCGGAGCGGCGATGGTTCCCTTGCTCGTCCCGTAGACGTAATCCCAATAGAAGATTCCGCCGATTGGTGACGACATGGGCTGAACCGAGAAGAGGCCGTTTGCGATCAGGTTCGGCCACACCTTGCGGATGACCGGGAACACGAACTTGACGAGATCCGGAACGTTCTGGCCGAGAGTCGCCTCTGTCAGAAGGTGCCTCTTGATCTCGTTCAGGTGCCCCATCTCGTTCTCGTACAGCCGCGCCATGCAGCGCTTCGTCCAGTTGTCATTGACGTCTTCGAGAAGCGGCGACCACTTCGCCATCAACGCCTGCGACACGCTCTCGTCGATGATCGTTCCGGCGGAATTCGCTTTTGCGTCATCGTTCAAAAATTGCCTTGCTTCCATTTCCTTTTTCTCCGTTTCACTTGCCCAATGGGCATTTCGTTTTTTCTTTCGTTACCTGTTCGAGCGAGCAACCAACTCGCTCATCGGAACGCCGAAGACGTCTTCCGTCACGCCGTTCGTCCTGTCCGTCTTGTCCTCGTTCAGCGGAACCCTGCTTCTTCTTTCGACTCCCTTGCGCACCTTGTTGTACTCGTCCGAAGTGGGATTCGCCTTGTTGAAAGCCGCGACGAGACTGTCAACGTCTTCCTTGTCTTCCGGAGCGCTCTCTTCCAGGTATTCCCGAAGTTGACGCGATCTCGGATTGTCCGCGATTTTCCGCTCGACATACGCACGGATGCCAAGCTGCTTTCCGATGAGAAGAGCCTTGTTGCGCTCCTCTTCCAGCTTCTCTTTTTCCTTCTGCAATGCGGAGATCTTCTGCTCGTACTCCTCATGCACCTTGTCTTCTTCGGCAAGTGCCTCGGAGATTTCCGACACTCGACCCTTGAATTCATCGAGATCGGAATACTGAGTGACGTCTCCCAGCAGTTCCGTGATTTGCTCCAGCCTGTCGTTGTCACGATGCTCTCGCTCCAGATACAGATGGAAACCAAGCTCCTTGCAAATCGAGGAAAGCTCTTTCGATTCCTCGACCGCATTGTCCCTGGCTTCGTCCGCATCGGCGAGACGTTTCTCGACCATGGCGATCTGCTTCTTCAGCTTCGCCACCTCTCCGAGTTCGTCCTCGGACACGATAAAGGGAGCAATCACCTCCTTGATCCTGTCGATGGCAGTCGCGGAACCGGCCACCTCGGGATCTTCGAGAAGCTCGCCACGAGCCTTTTCAACGGCTTCCTCTCGGATAGCTTTCGCTTCCGTCCGAAGCTGCTCTTCGAATTCGCTTCGCAGCGCTTCCCTGGCATGGCTTCGCGCTTCCGACTCGACCTCGGTCTTCAGCGCTTCCACCAACTCAGGGTGTTCTTTTTTCAGCGTATTCAAATCCATCGTCTTTGTCTCCTTGCTTTCCATTACGAATTCGGGATGAGCACCGGCATTCGCCGGATCGGCAACGATATCCCAAGTGACCAACTTGTAGTCTTCCTGTACGACGTCATTGCCTTTCGAATCCGTCGAAGTGGAACCGAACCCACGGCTGCTGACTCCAAGTTTCCCGCCAGCCCTGGCAATCGCCAAGGCTTGATCCCCGTTGATCGTTCCGGGAATGAATTCGATCACTCCCTTGATCTCGCCATCCGACTCTATCACGGCATCGGTTACAAAATGACTCACCCTTGCGAGTTTCGTTTTACCGTCCGAAGGATGATCGGTTTCTCCGAATACCTTGCGAGCCTTCATGTCCTCTTGTAGCCGCTGCAACTCCCTTGCCATGAGCTTGCGAGGATAGAGCCTGCGATTGGCGGTCGCTTGATCCGTCCAACCAAGTCGGCCTTTTAGATAAGGCCTCTTGCCAGATTCCTCATGGAGATCATTGGGCGAATACTCAAGTTCGCAGACGTCTTCAAGAAGCTTCTTGCCTTCTGGTATTTCCACTTCTTGAAGATCGAACTTTGTCGTGTCGAGATCCATGGCGTTCTACTTCTTCACCCTTGCCGCCGCCACGGCTTTCGCCGCTCCCTTGCTCAGACCCTTGCCGCTACTGTGCATTCCGGGAGCAACTGTTCCGGCCTTGACCTTTTTCAGATAGCCAAGGAGAGCTTCCTGTTTCCGCACGTCCTTCCGGAGCATTACCTGCTTCTTCGAAGCTCCGGGAGCCCTGTTCATCTTGCTCCATCTCGAAGGAGTCGAAACGGACTTCAGCTTTCCGTTGACAACCAACATGCGCTTCTTCGACTTCGGCGGCTTCTTCTCGGCCTTCGGCCCCTTGGCCTCCCTCAGTTGCTCCGCCGCATCCATGAGCATCGAAGCGGACTCGCTGATATCCTCATCGACATCCTCATCGACGTCTTCCTCGTCATCCTCTTCCTCGTCTTCGTCATCCTCTTCATCCTGCTCGTCGATCTCATCGACATCTTCCTCGACATCCTCTTCATCCTCGCCGTCTTCCTCGTCATCATCTTGACCCTTGCGATTCCTCTTCTTGCAGCCCTCGAAAAGCCCGTAGGTTTCGAGAGTCGTGGCAACGTCTTCCATCGCATCGGCGAGAATCCCTTCGAGAATCTCGTCTTCCTCGACTGTCAGAGCGCCGTCCATCTCCTCCATGGCTTTCAGGACGTCTTCGGCTTCCAGGGCAACGCGGATCACGTCGCAAGCCGCTTCCTCGTCCTCGTCCATGATCTTCATCGCGCCAAGTTCGCCCAGATCGGCGATATGGTTGAACGCGGTCACGTACTCGTCGAAACGCCCGGTCGGATCGTGATCGATGGACTGAGCGAGATCGTTGATGCTTTCGAGCAACGCTTCCTGAATCGAAACGCTGCTATCGTACATATCGCCAGTGTCCGTTCCGAGTCTCCTTCGTTGCCCATGTTTTGCTGGACCCATCTTCGCAAGACGCGCTCTCGAAGCCGCTCTCTTTGCCCTCATCGCCGGAGTTTTTGCAAACGCCTCCTGCTCGGAACGATGTTTTGCCCGATATGATCTGTTGTACATCTTTTTGCTGGATTTGGTTTTGTGCGTCCTTACCTTGTGGACAGAACCCTTCGCCTTCTTCTTCGTTCCAGCCCTGTGCTGCATCTTCTTTTCCGCGAGCATGTCTACCACGTCGCCCAAGTAGCCGTCTTCCTCGAAGTCCTCTTCCGTGACGTCTTGATCGGAATCCGCCTCTGCGCTCTCACCAAGCATGTTGGTCAGCGATGCACGGATTTCGTTGTCGGACAATCCCATTCTTCGGAAGTCCTCTTCGAGCGTCCTGATACCCATCTCTGTTCCTCCTTCGAATTTACCTAGTAAATTCCGTGGCAACTTTGCGGATGAATCTTCCGCCAAGTTCTACTTCCCTGAATCGCCGCGCAACCTCGTCATGCACGAAAGCAGCGCAAGCGACACAACCTTCGTTGCTCTTGCGAACCGTATCGGAAACGAAGTCCGCAACCTCTGTCAAATAGTCGATGTAATCGGCCGAGAACGATTCGAACTTCGACAGCATGCCGTCGAGTTCCTCGCCTCTCGGCTCGATTGTACGATTCTGGAATTCCTCGAACGCCTCGGAGACTTCCGCGACCTTCTTTTGCAGACGTCCCTCGACTGAAACCAAATCGTCAATCACTTCTTTTCGATGCAGTTCGATTTCCGACTCCGAAATTTCGTCCGAATACAGATCGGAAAACTTCGGATCGATTTCCATTCCGAGTTTCCCGTAGTCCGCATCCCACGCGAATTGACCGATTACGTCATAATGCTCACTGAGATACGACCGGAAGATCCTGCCACGAGAAAACAGAGCGCCGACTACGCGCTGGATTTCCTCTAGCGGCGAATCGCACTTCGCGCACCCTTCCACCAACTTGCGAAGACTGTCTTTCAGCGACTTGCCATCGGCGAAATTATCGACGGCACGAGATATGACGTCATCTTCCGACAACACTGCAACGTCGATCTTCTTCGCCGCCCCGATCTTCACGATGCCATCCTTGTTCTCGTAATCGACCGAAAAGAACTTTCCTTCTTCGTTGATCACAATGACATGCTTCGGGTAGGTCGCAAACAACACCGCGCTTGCGCCGAGCATCGCTTGGCTCTTCTCGTCCGAGATCGCCTCGTCGAGATTCGTCAATAGCTCCTCATACGAACCGACTTGCAGCCCGTGAAGAACCTTCGACTCTACAATGATCCCTTGCATCGATCCTCCAATAACCATTTCACAATCGCGTCAAAACAAATCGTTGTCAACAAATTGCATACCCCAAAAACAAAATTTCTTTACCGTGTAAAGCCCCATGCTTCCAACGTGTACATACTGGACGTCTACCGCTTTTGAGCACGAATCGAATCGAGGATCTCGCGGATCAAAGCTCCGGTCTGGCGCATCTGTTCACCGAGCCTGCTATCGCGCTGTTCCAACAGCTTCATCAACTTCGCCTCGACACGTTTTTCGTCTTCCTTCCTGCCGTGCATCAACTCACGTTCCGTTATCGATGGACCAGAAATAGCCTTGCTCTCGAATCCGCCGCCGCCGCCTTCCTGCCCTTGCGGCATGGAAGCCATTTCCTTTTTTCTTTCCTTTATAATCTGTTCGATCTCTTGATCCGACAATCCATAGACCTTGGATAGAATCCACTGCAACGAAACATGCGCCTGCATCATGCCAGCGACTTCCGCCCTTGTCCGTCTGATTTCCATTTGCCCAAGCTCGAAAATCGCGGACGGAACGGTCATGGCCACTTCGAAATTTACCGAAGAAGGATCGATCTTCCTTGCCGCCAAATGCACATTGGCGACCTTCTTCAATCCATTTCTCAATTCCCGCTGGATTCGAAGAATCGACTTCGCAAACCTGACGTCTTCCGCACTGAGAGTCGCACGAGAGGTTAGACTCTCGTCATACCCAAGATATGCCTTCGGAACCTTTAATGCAGCATAGAGTTTCGAAAGGAAATATTGGACATCCTCTACTTGCTGATACGCCGGTCCATTGAGAACATCGACCCTTGTGCTCTCCTTGCCATCACGCACGGCCAAGAAAAAATCTTCGTCGAAACTTAACGGCGAAAATCGTAGGTCTAATTTTCCTGTTTTTGGGTTTACGAATTTCTTTTTCTTGACCCTATTCATCACCTCTTGCATTTCTCTCTCAGCTTGTGGACGAGGGAGATTGCCAACATCGATATAAAAGGCGTATCTGCTCGGCGATCTCGTGAGCTTAAAAACCATGACCGCATCTTCGAGCAAAAGTAGACGTCGCCATACCCATCTCGCCGATTCAATGACCGGCCATCCATAGAATGAATCCCTATTTTTCGATCTCAATCGCATATGAGCAACGCGCCAATCCTCGAAGACCGCCATGTTCCCGGTGGAATTGATTCCCCTCCCCTGCTCCAAAACCATCTTCTCGAAAACCTTCGGATCAATCTGAATATCGCCTTCAAACGTTTGAACGAAACCAAGTAAATCCGTCTTTTCGTTTTCTACTCGGCGCATCGTGGCAGGAGGAAGATAGATAATATCAACAACGCCTTCTTCGCTTACAACTATTTCTTGGTATTCATTTCCGTACTTACTAAGCCCCCTTGCCATTCCCCAAATCTCTTCCTCGATTCCGAGGCGCTTATAGAACATATTTTCGAGATCTTTCTTTATCTCCTCGTCATTGCTCTCTACCCAAACGCTCTTCCGCGTCGAAGAGTCCGTTTGTGTACTGTCGTCGCTAAAAATATCGAGAGCGCTCGAAATATCAGCGTATTCGTCCATTTCTTCGTAGTCGCTGTAACGATATAAAAGACGTCTATCCAGTCCAAGGTACTCGTCCAATCCCCCAAACCCGCCCATGTCCATCCCTGGATATCTTCCCTGCGATGATCTCTGCAATAACTCACGAGTGGAAACCGACAAATCCTTCTTCTGTCTC